TAGTCGGGCAGGATGTCGATTTGGCCGCTGCCGACGCTGTAGGATTCGGCGCCTTTAATGACGCGCTCATGCCAGGCGTAGCTGCCGGCGCCCCAGGTGGCGGTGATGGCGGCGGTGACGGTGGATTTGTGCAGGTCACCATCCGCAGCGGAAACAATGGTGATTTTGGCGCCAGCTTTGACCAGGGTGGTGGTGATGGCCCAGCCGGCGGCGGCCGGGTAGTCATCCAGCGACCGCGACCAAGTGACGGTATCGCCGGCGCGCACGCTTGCCGGAATGGTGGTGGGTACGGTATAGGCCATGCCACCTTTTACGCGCCGCGCGGGAAGCGGTTAAGGCATGGGCCTTCCCGAAATAATTTGATTAACCCGGCGCTGCGAAATGCCGAGGCATTCGGCGATTTCGCGCGAGGTCTGGCCTTTTTTGAAGGCGGCCCAAATGGCGGCGTGGCGCTCCTGGACTTCCATCGCCACGGCGCTGGCGATGTAGTGGCGATCACCTCCCCGTTCCAGGCGCAGTTTGCGCTCGAGCGGCTGGAAGTTTTCGCGCGGGATGTTCATTTCGGCGGCGACGAGGTCAAGGGCGAAGGCGAGAAAATCCACGGGGCTACCATCCAATATTGGTTTTGGGGAATGCGGGGGGAGTTGCCGGGCGTGATTTATTTGGCAACTGGGCGGGGTTTTGTGTTTTTTGGGGGGGTTCTGGGTTGACCGCAACATCCGACGAGCTTTCCGGCTCAAGCATGGCGGCGCGGCGTTTCCAGTCGGCGGACTTCCATTTGTGCAGGTAGAGTTCCGGGTGGTGGCTGGCGGCGGTAGCGAGGACGTGGGTGTCGAGCACTTCGTTGCGTTTGCCTTTTTTGATTTCCCAGCGGTTTTTGCGCGGGTTGAAGACTTCAGAAACCTGCTGATCAAAAAACGACTGGTCGTGCTCTGAGCTGAAGTGCACGCGGCGCTCGCTGGGGTCTTTGTCGGTGTCGTCGTTGAGCCGGCCGTAGATGTGGTGTTTGGCGGTGTCGGCGCCGACCATATAGAGCGCGACGCCTTTTTTGATGGTTTTGCCGCGCCAATTGACGTCCTGGTGCGAGGGTTTGCCGAGGATGACGCGGCCGGGGGTGCTGGCGCCCTTGCAGGCGATGACGCGGCGGGCTTTGCTGCGGCGGACGTAGGCGTAAACGTCGTGCGTAAAGTGGCCGCCGGTGTCGACGCCGGTGGCTTCGATGCGCAGGGTTTTTCCGTGGGCGTTGGCGAATTCGGCGGTGAGGTAGTCGTCGAGGGCGTTCCATATTTCGTCACCTGCCGGGTTGCCGGGGATGACGTGATAATCGATGGTCCATTCTTTTTTATCGGCGCCCCAGCCGATGAGGCGGACTTCCAGCCGGTTATCCTGGGTGTCGACACCAGCGGTGAGCACCAGCACGCCTTGCGGGATGCTGCGCAGGGCGTAGGGTTCGGCACGGGCGATGAGGATGTTGGGCTTAAGGTCGTGCGAGCGGTCTGCCCAGCTTTCGGCGAGGCGGGTATTGATGAAAACGACGAGTTTTTTCTGGTCGCCCTGGGCTTCGAGCCATTCTCCGACCAGTTGCATCCAGGATCGCCCGATGCCGATGGGCGTGTAAATGGCGTTGATGTGGTAGCTGCGATAGGGTGCGCCCGGGTTGTCGGTGATCCAGCGGCCACCGGCGAGCATGGCGGGCAGGCTGTGCTGTTTGATTTCGCTGCCGCAATGTTCGCAAACGTACCAGACTTGATCGACGACCTTGATTACCTCGCCGTTGGCTATGCGCTGGCTGGTGGTCCAGCGCATGTTGGTCCACTTGAGGGTTTGCCGTTCGTCGCAGTGCGGGCACGGGACGTGGTAGCGGCGCTGGTCGCCGCCTTCAAATTGCTCCTCGATCTTGCTGGCGTCTTTGACGGTTGGGCTGCTGACGACAAACAGTTTTGAGTTGTGAAACGCCGTGAAGCGGATCTCAAAGAGGCCGAGCGGGTCGCCCTGCGGGGTGGTCCAGTCCCATTCGTCCACTTCGTCGGCAACGCCCCATTTGAGGCTGGAGGCTTTGAGTTCCGCCGTGCTGCCCGAGGTTTTGAAGTAGATCAGGCCGCCGATGAAGCGTTTGCGTTTGGCAGCATTGTCGCCGGCTTTGTTGCTGCGCGTGGCCATGTTTTCGCTGACGACCGGGGTGTCTTTGACCATGGGGTCGAATTTCTGCGAGGTCCAGTCCTGCAGGCTGGCTTCGGTGGGCATGACGACGGCGCCCGGCCCCTTGACGTGCGAGATGCAGTAGCCAATGAAATTGCTGCCGAGTTCGGTACCGCCCCATTGCGAGGGCTTCATGAGGACGACTTTTTCGCCGGGGGCTTCTTCCGAGAGCGAATCCATGATTTCCCGCTGCGGCGGGTTGCGGGCGGTGCGCCATTTCCCCGGCTCGGCACTGCCCTCTTCCGACAGGAAGCGATTGGCATCCGCCCATTCGGACACCAGTAAAGGTGCCTTGGGGCGGATGGCGCGGCGGGCGGCGCGGTAGGCCAGGGTGTGGGCGGTCATGTCAGAACGGGCATTTGCTTGAGCGAAGAAATCTGGAAACGATGCTCTTGCGCGTTCCTTTCGCCCAGCGAATGCGGACAAATTCGCGCTCAATTGACGAGACGCGCACCCCGCTGGCCAGCCGTCCATTCGTGTAGAAACAGACGTAATCCGACCGGAACGCATGATCCTCTCCGGGCGCCCGGCGTCCGCGCCGTGATTCTGAAAACTTGCTCATTCCTCACTCCCCATCTGATTCAAACGCTTGGTAAATTCGCGCTCCATATCGGCGAGCGCGGCGTGGACTTCTTGTTTCAGGGTGGCGCGGATGGCGTCGAGGTCTTTTCCGACGAGTTCCGGCGCGGTGCGGTGCGGCAGGTTTTCCAGGGTTTGGCGGATAACGCTGGTCACGTCTTCGATAGCGCTGGCCACTTCGGATTTTTCGACCAACTTGCCGACATCGCGCTCGAACTGGATGCGCGCTTGCTCGGCGAGGTAGTGTTCTTTTTGCGCGCGGGATTTCTGGTAGTCGTGGCCACCCGGGATGGGTTCGTCTTCCGGCGGCTCGACAGGCGGCGCGGGCGGCGTTGCTTGGCGCTCGGCGGCCCAGCGCGCGGCGACGTCGTCGCGGTTGGGGTCGGCGGTTTCGTTGATGCGCTGGATGCTGGCTTCGACCAGCACCTGGCCGCGCTCATCCAGCACCAGGCGGTCGGCTTTTTTCAGGGCGGTGACGTAGCTGCGCCCTACCCCGTAGATGCGCGCGAATTCGGACTGGGTTACAGCTTTTGGCTGGCTCATCGCGCCGTTCTCATGGCGTCTTCCAGCGCGGCGCTGAAGTTTTTCTGCCAGCTGGCGGTGACGACTTTTCTGGCGATGGTGTCGAGGTCGAATTTTTTTCGGTAGCTGGTCGGGCTGATGTACATGATCCACGGCTCGACGGTGCTGGACCCTAATTTTTTCGCTTTTGGGCCATGGCTCGGCTGATACCATTCGGAGACGTTTCTCGATGAAATGCGACGCCATATTCCTGGAGTAAGACCGGACCTGTCTCCAGGACGGCAGACGAAAAATCCAATTTCTTTCCCGCGCTTTGATCGTGTTCCGGATTGCCTTGAAATAATTGTGTTCCTCGTTTCACTACCTAAGACATGCAGCATTTCTTTCAGCGCGGCGCGGCGGAAATTTCCACGGGCGTCGAGCGGGGCTTTGGGGCCGGGGACGACCATCATGCCGGCGGGCAACAGGCCTTTGCCGCGTAGCCAGCCTTCGAGCCTCTTCCAGTCACGGCGGCCGCCGGTGAATAGGTGCTGCATGGCTTTGTTGTAGGGGGTGCCGCCTTCGGGCGCGTCGCTGCGCAGGCCGACCTTGGCTTCGAGGTTGTCTTTGCGGGCGCCAGTGACCTGGAAGGCGCGCAGGGTGTAGGGCGTCGGGCCGCCGGCGATGGCGGTTTTCATTTCGGCCTTGATTTCGGCGTTGACCGCATGCGCGGTTTGGGTGAGGGCTTTGGCGGCGGCGAAGGCGACCTGCTTTTGCTGGCCGGCGAGCTGGGCGCGCAGGGCGTCGAGGCCGTTGATTTTGATGTCGATTTTCATGCGGTTTTGTCCCGGCGCTGGAGATCCGACAGGCATTCGCGCCAGGCTTCGCAGGTATGGCCCCAGTTGCTTTTGGTGGCGTAGTCGCAGCCGGTGCAGATTTCGCCGGGCAGATCGCGGGAGGGGCGATTGGTGGCCAGGCGGATGGCAATGGCGCGGTCTTTTTGTTCGCGTTCCTGGGCGCGGTCGATGTCGTCCATTATTTTTTTCCTTTGCTGGTTGCGTTTTGCGGGGCGCTGGCGCGATTCCATGGGCCGATTGATACGTCGGCAAGGGAAATAGCTTGGCGCGCGTCGTAGGCCAGCGGCGTGCCGACGCTATGGCCGTTTTCGCTGGCGTGGAATACGGGCTGGCCGTCGATGCCGGCGCGGATGATGTCGTTGATGCACTCCGCACCAAATGCAGCGCGCAGATCGTCAATAAAGGCGGCGACAATCGGCATTTCGGCGCGGAGTGACTTGGCCACGTTTATGCCTTAATCCAGTATTTGCGGTTTCCATGAGGCCCACGGAACGGCTTATGTGCCACGCCTAACTCAGAAAGGAATCGTCCGACGACTGGGGATAGGCGCTGCGCATCCTTGGAATCCGCATCCACATCCATGGCGGATTTAAGAATTTCAGCCATCAAATATGGCTTACCGCAGATAGCCAGGTTATGCCAGGTACGAACGGCTTGCGCAGTTTCAAGCAGATCAAAGCAGTAATTGCTGATGCAATCAGTCATTTTTTGCCTCCTTCACAAGGGCGACCGACATTGACTCGATTAGTGCAGCAGCGATCTGCACCATATACAGGCAACCCCATGCTTCGGGGTTGTCGCACTCTTCTGCTGCACGCAAGGCCATTGCTTCGGCGGAAATAATGAAACAATGCGCCTGGTCGAGAACGTCATCAAACGGCACGTTTTCGTTAATGGTGAACAACGGGGACTTATCCCCGTCGTAAGAAAAAAACGGCAGCGGTTTGGTTTTGCGAGGCGCGGACGCGCCCTGGGTGGTGTTTGCCATGATTGGCTCCTTTGCTTGCAATTGAAGAACCGCAACCCCCTGCCAAGAGGGTGAGCGGTGCCGTGCAGGTTGGCAGACCGGAGCAAAGGAACCGGCAGCGCCGAAGCGCTCCCGCACGGCCCGCCCATTGAAGGAGCGCGCACGCGCAGCACACAAAAAAGCCGCTTTCCTGACGGAATTGCGGCGCTGTGCGCCTTTGCTTACCGGGCTGCCAAGCCCGTTGCCTGTTGTTTTCAGGCAAGGCGAAGCATAAACCGGTGAAAAGGCGCTGGCAACAACAATGTTCCGGGTACATAAGCCAGTGTTACCACTGGTCGGAACAGCCAAGACCGTTGTGCCACAAGGCGTGTACTCAGTGTTTCCAATGTTCCTTACGTGTACACGGGGAGAATATTTATTAATGTGCGCGTGCGCGTGAATGAGCGTGTCGCGCACGCGGGCGCATAAGCTCAGAACATAGGTAACAACGGGTACACGCCAGTATTGGCAAGGCTTTGCGCTGTTCCGACCGGTGGTAACACGGGAGTCTGTACCCGGAACATTCATTACGCCGCCCATTTTTCAGCCCCGTTTCCGCTGTCTTTGACGGCGTTGGTGAATTTGTTGACGCACTCGGTCAGCCATTGACTGACTTGCATTCCGGCTGGCTGGCTGGTTCCCGCCGCTTCCAGCACATGGCCAGGCGGGAAAACGATGGGGCGCGGCTCGCTGGCGGTTGATGTTTCCGATGGGTAGATTCGCGCTTTCTTTTTCTCCCAGCCGGCCTGGTGGGCGATGGCGCCAAAAAACTGGTTGCTGGGCCGGGGCCGGCTTTCGCCGTTGATCCGGCACCATTTGAGATAGGCGGCGTAGAGGTCGGAGGATAGGCAGGGGCAGATGGGCAGGCCGAGGTCACCGAGTATCCATTCGCTGGCGAAACGGGTTTCGCTGGCGGCGCTGAGAGCAATGAGCTTTTGTTTTGCTTCGGTCATCGGCGGGCGCTTTTTGGGGTGGAAGCCGCTGATGTCGAGTTTCAGGAGGTAGTCGTAGAAGGCGGCGGCGCCGCCGTTTTCCAGCTCCTTGAATACCTCGTCGTAATACTGCTCGCTGAGGGCTGGTGGGGTGTAGATGACGAGGTGGCGGCGGTCGTCGTTGTCGAGCGGGAGCGGCTGGTTTTCGTTGGACAGGTAGCAGATGTTGACCTGGTTGCGCTGGCGATAGGCGGCGATGTTCTTGGGGTTGATGCGTATCC